TTTATTGATAAGATTGAAGATATATGGGTATCTGCACAATCAACACTATCGACAGGGGGTAACGCAATTATACTTTCTACACCAAATGGTGTAGGTAATTTCTTTCACAAAACTTGGGTAGGTGCAGAAGATGAAACCAATACATTTAATACAATTAGATTACATTGGAGTGTACATCCAGAAAGAGACCAAGCATGGAGAGACGAGCAAGAAGTTTTATTAGGACCAAAAGGAGCAGCACAAGAATGTGATTGTGATTTTGTAAGTTCTGGTGATACGGTGATAGACCCTCAACTCCTTATGTTCTATAAAGAATCATTCATTCAAGAACCAATGGAAAAGACTGGGTTTGATGGAAATCTTTGGAAATGGGAATACCCAAATTACACAAAATCATATATGGTTGTGGCCGATGTTGCTCGTGGAGATGCTGCCGATTTCTCGGCATGTCATGTAATTGATATAGAAGAATCATCTCAAGTTGCCGAATATAAGGGTAAATTAGATACAAAAGATTTTGGGAACTTTTTAGTTTCACTTTCAACTGAATATAATAATGCATTACTCGTAATTGAAAACGCAAATATTGGTTGGGCAGTAATACAACAAGTAATTGATAGAGGATATGGAAACCTTTTCTATATGAGTAAGGATTTAAAGTATGTAGATGTAGAGAATCAATTAACAAACAAATATAGAGCACAAGATAAAGGATTAACTGCAGGTTTTAGTACAACTTCCAAAACAAGACCTTTAATCATTTCTAAGTTAGAACAATACATCAGAGAAAAATCTGTAACCATTCGTTCACAGAGAACAATAGATGAATTATTTACATTTATATGGAGTGGTAATAGAGCAGAAGCAATGAGAGGATATAATGATGATTTAACTATGTCCCTTGCAATATCATTATGGGTTAGAGATACTGCACTTCGATTAAGACAAGAGGGAATTGATTTAACTAAACAGGCATTAGGTGGAATTGGAGCACATCAATTAGATGTTGCTGGAATGGGATTTGGTGGTAATGCTTCTATGGATGAAAACCCATGGAAAATGAGGGTTGGGGATAGTAATGAAGATTTAACTTGGTTAATTAAATAACTATATATTTATAATATAAGGAGAAATAGCTATGATATCATTAAAAAAATTGCTTAACGAAGAAATCCACACAGAAGAATATAATGTCGAAAATTACCACGATATAAAAGAATTTTGTGAATTCATGAAAGAATACAAATCTGATATGAATGAAGCTGAGTATCAAGGTAGAACGGTTAAACTTGGAAAACCAATGCAAGGTGATGTTAAAAAATTTAAGGTATATGTCAAAAACCCACAAGGTAACGTTGTAAAAGTTAACTTTGGACATGGAGGAAGTTCAGCAAAGAAATCAGGAGAAAAAACAATGTCTATTCGAAAGAATAATCCAGATGCAAGAAAAGCATTTAGAGCTAGACACAATTGTGATTCACCAGGTCCAAGACACAAAGCAAGATATTGGTCTTGTAGAAAATGGTAAAATAAAAACAAATAAAGGTTATAATTTAAATTAGAAACAAAATGGCAGATACTTCATTTTTTGGTAGATTAACGAAACTCTTTCGTACTCAGGCAGTTGTTACTGTTGATAAGGATGGTAAGAGAAAGGTAATCGATACCGATGAAAGACAACAAACTAACTTATCTTCTTTAAGAGATAGGTACACGAAACTACAAAAAGGTTTCTATGAACAAGCAGGTGGTGCTCAATCAATGGCATACCAACAAGTTCGTAGAGAAGTTTTTAGAGATTTTGATGCAATGGATAATGACCCAATATTAGCATCAGCTCTTGATATATACGCAGATGAATCAACACTAAAGAATGAATTTGGTGATACTCTTGGAATTGTATCTGATAATCAACAAGTACAAGAAATATTAAGAAACTTATTTTATGATGTTCTTAATATTGAATTTAACTTATGGCCATGGGTAAGAAATATGTGTAAGTATGGAGATTTCTTCTTAGGTTTAGAAATCGCTGAAGGTAAAGGTATTGTTAACGTAACACCCCATTCAGTTTACAACACAGAAAGATTAGAAAGAACAGACCCATCAAATCCAAACTCGGTAAAATTTAAAATTACTGAGGACCCAAATGGAAAAGAACAATACGAAAACTTTGAGGTTGCTCACTTTAGATTATTGGCAGATACAAACTGGTTACCATATGGAAAATCAATGATTGAGAATGGTAGAAGATTGTGGAAACAATTATCTCTTATGGAAGATGCAATGTTAATCCATAGAATTATGAGAGCACCTGAAAAGAGAGTTTTCAAAGTAGATATTGGTAACATTCCTCCAACAGAAGTAGATAACTATATGCAGAGAATTATGAACAAGATGAAGAAAGTTCCTTTTGTTGATAGAAATACTGGTGACTACAACTTAAAGTATAATATGCAAAACCTAACAGAAGATTTCTATCTACCTGTTCGTGGTGGTGATAGTGGTACCAATATTGAAAATCTTGCTGGTTTAGAATATGCAAGTATAGAAGATATTGATTATCTAAAAAATAAATTATTTGCAGCTCTAAAGATTCCAAAAGCTTATTTAGGATATGAAGAAAATGTAGGTGGTAAAGCAACACTAGCTGCAGAAGATGTAAGATTTGCAAGAACAATAGAAAGAATACAAAGAACAGTAGTATCTGAATTAACTAAAATTGCAATAGTACATTTATATGCACAAGGAGTTACTGATTCAGAAATGACAAACTTTGAATTACAATTAGTAAATCCATCTTTTATTTACGAACAAGAAAAATTAAATCTTTGGAGTGAGAAAATTAGATTAGCTCAAGATATTCAAGGTCTTAATATGTTATCTAAAGATTGGGTATATGATAATGTATTTAAATTATCAGATGGAGAATCTGATGAACAAAGAGTTCAGATGTTAGATGATTTAAAAGATAGATACAGATTCCGTTCTATTGAAGATGAGGGTAATGACCCTGCACAAGAAGATGAAGAACCAGATGATATTGAGGAATCAATTGAAAAACTAAAACAAGAGATAAAAGATAAAGGTGGTAGACCAAGAGAAGGTAATACTTATAAAAAAGATAAACACCCATATGGAAGAGACCCTTTAGGAGATAAAGAAAGAAAAGATGCTAAAAGAAATACAACTTCTGAAGAAAAAGCCATACAATATATTAGTGGTATTGCATCAAAACGTAAATATTTACATGAACTAAGGGATATGTTAGATGAGGAAAATATCCTCAAAGATACTGAAAATTAATTAATCTTATATAATTTTATATTTATATAAGGGAAATTTACTATATCATAATAGGAAAAAATAACGATGAAAAAAATAAAACACTCAAAATTTAAGAACACTGGTTTTCTTTTTGAGCTTTTGACTAGACAAATTACACTTGAAATACTCAATGGTAGTGAAGAAAAGGCTAAAGGGATAATTAAAGAATTCTATGGTAGAGGAACAGAATTATCTAAAGAACTTAGATTATTTAACCTTTTAATAAATGAAAGATATAATACAGAATCAACGGCTGAAAAGTTTATTGATGCTATATTAGAAGCACATACTAAAATTAATTATAAATCACTTCAACGAGAAAAATATAATCTTGTAAAATCAATCAAAGAAAACTTTGAAATTAATAATTTTTTATCCTCACCTGTAACAAACTATAAAATTTTAGCTTCAATTCATAAACTTTTTGAAGGTAAAAAGAACAATATTCTTGATGTTAAAGATGTATTTAATTCTAAAATAACTCTTGTAGAACACATTTCATCGAATTCCCAAATTACAAAAAATGCTAAACAAGATAAATTAGTAGAAGAATATAGAAAACAAGAGAAAGACCTCAGGTTATTGACATACAAGATTCTTGTTGAAACTTTTAACAAGAAATATACTACTTTAGATAAATCACAAAAAGGATTGTTAAGAGAGTATATTAATAATGTTACTAACACATCAAAGTTCAATGAATATTTTGAATCTCAGTTAATTGAAACAATCACATCTTTACATTCAATGTATAAAGGTATGAAAGATAAGATTACAAAAATAAAGTTGAGAGAAACAATAAATGTTTTGAAAAAACAGAAAATTGGTAAAAAAATTACCGATGAGCAAGTTTCAGCTTTAATGATGTCTTATGAGTTGATTAAGGAGATAAAAAATGTCAATGGAACAAAATCTTAATAAATTTTTAGAAGAACTTATCCAAGAAGTAGAAAAAGAATTGGATGAGGCAACTGCAACAGGTAATGTAGCTGGGTATAATGTACCTGGTGCATTTTCTAATGGTGGTGCTAAAGATAAGAAACGTAAGAAAAAGATTTCAACTCAATTCGGTATGAAGATAGTTGGTAAGATGGATGAAGATTCAGTAAACGAAGCTAAATATTATATTACTCGTAATCAAGGTAGAGGAAAGGGTAAATCTTTAGTTGGTGGATATGATTTGAAAAAGAAGAAAAACTTACCACCAAAAGTATTCAGAACATTTAAAGATGCTGAAAAAGAAGTAAAGAGATTACAAAATACACAAAAAGGAATTCCAGGTGGCGGTTCTGCATATTTCGTAACTGATAAAAAAATGAATAGATTAAAAGAATCAGTAAACGAAGCCAAAGTAAAAAGACCAGTAAATCGTTGGTTAGAATTAAAAAACGATGAAACAATGCATCCTCATAAGAAGATGGCAATGGGATTAAAAGAACTTAAATATCAGTTAAGAGAAACTGAAAAGTTTTTTAATTGGTACAATAAGATTAAAACAATGAATGAATTGGATTCCAATCAGTATTGGAAAAGAACAAACACTCATATTTATAAGATAAAGGAGCGATTGATAAACATCGCCAAAACTATACAGGAGATAGAAAAATGAAAATAACAAGAGAAGCATTAAAAGCCATAGTTAAAGAAACTATGATTGAAGAATCTGAATATCAAGAATTTTTCAAAAGAGCCTTAGAAAAAGCAGGTAAATCTATACCACAAATGTCTGATGAAGAAAAGAAGGCATTCTTTAACAAGATTGAAAAAACTTGGAAAGGTAGAGGAGCAAAAAAAGAACAAGTTTCTGAATTAACAGCAGCTCAGAAAAAGTTACCACCTGCACTTCAAAAAGCAATAGAGAAAAAAGATAGTAAGAAGAAAGACTAAAGTGACTAAAAGAGAATTGTATGATATAATCAATGAGGAAATTGTTAATTTTAAAAAAGGAAAGATTAACGAAGAACTTAATGAGTCTGATAAAGATTTAATAAGAAAAATTATCAGACAAGAGGTATCTGCAATCTTTTTTGATTTATTTAAAAAACGTAAAAGTTGGGGAGCATAATGGCAAATTTATTAATAGAAACAAACCTATTCGAAGGTAGAGTAAACGAGGACGAGAGTGGAAGAACTATCGTTAAGGGTATTTTACAAAGAGCAGGTGCAGAAAATCAAAATGGAAGGATATATCCTAAACCAATTTTGATGAGAGAAGCTAAAAAATACGAAACACTTATTAAAGAAAGAAGAGCACTTGGTGAATTAGACCATCCAGATTCTTCTGTAATCAATTTAAAGAATGTATCTCATAACGTAAGAGAGATTCATTGGGATAATGATGATTTAGTAGGAACAGTTGAGATATTACCGACCCCATCTGGTAACATCTTAAAAGAACTACTTAAAGCAGGAATCCTTTTAGGTATATCATCAAGAGGTATGGGTTCAGTAGAACCTTTATCAGGTGGTAAAGTACAAGTAGGTGAAGATTTTGAATTGATTGGTTGGGATTTTGTTTCTAATCCATCAACACATGGAGCATTTATGACTCCGATGAATGAATCAGTTAACAAACAACTTATTAAACAAGGTGAAGTTTGTAACGAGTGGTGTAAATCACAAGATTTGATGAGAGAAATTATAACAGAATTAAACTAAGTTATGGCATTTGATATAAAAAAATATTTAGGTGATAATGATATTAAATTAGGAACAGTAACAAGAAACGTTGCAAGTGTTCCATTTAAAGGCGGTCACAATGATATAAGAAAAACTAATTATGATGTTAAGATTACCGAAGATGGTAAACTTGATTTATATACTCTTAAAAAGGAGACAAAGAAATTATGATTAAATTAACTGATTTATTAAACGAACAAGAGTCATTTACCGCTACATCTAAAAAGAGTGGTGAAACTGTTGTATTTAAAACAAAAGATGCAAGAGATACAGCTGTAAAAGCTGGTACTCATTCTAAGATAAAAGATAAAAAAGATGGTGATTCTAAAAAAGATACTCCTAAAGTAAACATCTTCAAAAGAGATAGTGATAGAGATTCAAAGGAACGACTAAAGAAAA